TAAGTCCAACATAGAAGCCTCTTCATCATAGATGTCAAGAACGTCCTTTAAAATTTCACGTTGCTCTAACGTGTTTGTGAATGATACAGTCGACAAGAATGTTCTGTCGATGTTACCTGCTGCAATAGCCATTTTTAAATAATTTAATTGTTGTTAAACACTATTTTTTAGTAATAGTCATACCTTGTAAGAATGCAATCGGGTCATCTGATGGTCTTTCAATATTGTTAGACTCAACAACCGTCTTGTTAATCGTCGGAGGTACAACATTCTTTAGTTCGGATTCCATTGCCTTACGTCCTAAAGACTTTCCGTGTTTAATTAACTCGCTTATAAATTGAGTTGGATTCTGTGCGAATGCAACTGTTTTTGTCCACTTATCCCAGTCAACACTTCCGTCTTTTGCAAAGATAGAAAGAAACTTGTTTGAGTCCATTGCGTAGTCAACTACAGTATTTGTGTCTTGAATCTGGTAGTTAATACCTTCTCCGTTAGCACCTATTTTAATAATGTTGTCTTTAACTACTCCTGATACTCCTTCACTAATAATTTTTCTGCTCTGTTCTTGTTGAGCAGCAAGCTCTTCTTGCGAAGGACCTGTCGACGCTTGTGGTGATTCAACGTTGTTTAGGAATTGCTGTTGCTCTTCCATAAAGGTCTTTCGTAGCTTTTGTGCATCTCGCCTTAATAAAGCTTCTCCGACTTCCTTGTCTTCCTCATCATACGCATCTAAATCATACCGTTCAAGCTCCTTGTCAAACAGTTTCTGCTTTGCCTTAGGACTTAAGTCAGAGTTCTCTGTGTCGAACTTAACTTTGAGTACTTCTAAGTCAGTCATTTCTGTGTAATCGACTTCAGTTGCTCTTAAAAAAGGTTGTAGTGTACCATACGTCTCGTAGTACTGTACTGCCTTTTCAATGAACGGGTCTTTAAATTGATACTGCGCCTTTGGTTGCTCTTCTGGTGCAGACTCTGTGTCATCCTGACTCTTATCAGGTTCCTGAACTACAGTTTCTTCTGCGTATCCTTCCGAGGTTTCCTCTTGCGTAGTACTATCTACTGAATCCTCAACGTTTTGAGGCTCATTATCTTCATTAGAAACATCAACTCCTTCAACTTCAGTAGCATCATCTTCGCTATTAGTTTCTTCGGAAGTCGTTGTGGTCTCTTCTGTTGTTTCAATTGGTTCGTTTTTAGACAATAATTCGTCTAAGTTAATTGGCTCTGCCATATTATTTCATTGTTTGGTTGTACAAATGTATAAATTATTATGCGTTACTTCCAAGCGATTTTTCACCCTTCTTAATCTGGGCAATATACTCTCGGCTGTCTGCCTCAATCTTAGCCGTGTTAATCTTGCCCTCAAGTTTACCTTGCTCAATCATTGCCTCGTTCTGAAGTTTCATCCCCAAAAGCTGAGACTCTAATTGTTTTTCTAACTGTAGGTACTGAGACTTAAGTTGTATTTCCATTTGAAGAGTCTGCTGCTTAGCTGCCTCAGCTGCTTGGGCAGATTGCTGTTGAATCTGACCGTTCATCTGCTGCTGCTCCATAGCGCGCTTCTGCTTCTCTTGGTCATTCTGCTTAATCTTATATGCAAGCATAACCTCTGCATACTTCATATTCTCAAGATTCTCAAGCATAATAGCGTCAGCTAAAGTAATCTGCCCTGACTGAATAGCCATATTAACTCTCTGAGCTAATTTGTCTTTTTCAAATTCAGTAGGCTTTTGACTAACAATTAAACCACATTCGTGTGCGCTAGTGTTAGGGTCTAACTTAAAGAATTGTACGGATGAACTACCAAGAGCTCTAATGTATCCTTCAATAGTCCCGTTTTCAGCAGAATCTTGGATACGAAGTGTTAAGCTGTAGCATAGCTTCTCTAATAACTCTCGTTCTGCGCGTTTAATAAAATCTAATGAATTATTAGTTGATTCGGACGCATATTTCGCCACACCATTTAATGTCCGTGGGTCAGGTGTTGAACCATCTGTAATTTCATTAAATCCTAAAATGTCGCGAAGTAATTGGATGTTATTTGTAATGATTCCAAAGTACTGATTTGCTTCGCTACCAATACCGTTATCAAGTTCTTCAATAGGCTTGTAGTTACTAGCTGTACCCTCGTCAGATAAACGGCGATAAACCAAGTTACCTGTCTGGTTATACAAGTCAATAATCTGCATAGGCGTTAATGCCTTACCTGCTTTACCAATAGGCACATTCTCTAACGCACCAATCTCAATCATAATACCACGAGGACGCGCGCGTAGCATCACGTTCTGCAGTTTGTACCACGCCAACTGAATCTGGTCAGCAATAGCTTTCATTTGGCTCCCTAATGAATAAGTAACCATCTGATAAATATTAGGCGCTACAACGTGGTAAGACAAAGTCGTGTTAGTCAAGTCAGACTTGGCGCGCTTCATATTTGTTGCAAGCTTGCAATCAAAGAAGACGTCGCTATCTACAATCCACTTACCTTGGTAAACAACCTTGTAGTCTGTCTTAGAATATTTCTTATCTTTGCGACCCGCTTTTACTTTCGAAGCTCTACCCACAACAACGTTACCTTTTGAGTTAACACGTTCTTCTAAGATAAGGCTGTTAACAGAGTAGAACTCAATGTCTAGTACCGAGATACGGAATCCGTCATAGTTCTTAGTCTGATTAAAGCCTGTGTTCTTAACAAGCGTAGGATTTCCCATCTTGTTAGTATACTTTTCCGCAATCATTTCATACTGCTCAGTCGTAAGCTGGTCTCCAGCTAATTCTTTTAAGTCTGAGATTGTCATTTCAACAACCTCTCCCATATACTGAACATCCTTAAATGATGGATTAGTCGTATAAGACATAACCATATTGGACGGATTTATTCTGCGTAGTTTAATGTTTCCTGCAGCATCGAAATATTCTCTGTATCCTGCGATACCAAAGTCGTGAAGGTCTTCAATAGCAAGCGCGCGTTCCTGGTTAAAGTTATTAAGATTTAAAATTAAATCAAGAGCCTGTTCCATCTCAATAGCCATCCTATGCTTATATGAATAGTTCATATACATATCAAGCTCTTGTAGATTAGCCGCGTCAATATCAGCGTTAGGAATTAACTCTGGGTCAACACCTTGCTTTTCAAACTCTTCTTTAAGGATTAACTTAGCAGCATTGTCAGCATAGAACTGATTCTTATCATCCTGTGCAATAGGGTCAATGGCGTCTACCGATATATTAAAGTCAGACTTCATTAATGTAGCAAGCGCAATACGACGGAATTTAGGGATAATAGGTAATATGTCCCAGCTTATGTTAGCTGTTGACTGGTCTTCATTAGCAGTGGACGATGGGTTAACCAACTTCTTATATCTGCTAATAGACTGTTTACCAAGCATATAAAGCTTGATTTCGTGATAGTTTTCTCGACCATTGTATAGTTGATTAGGGTAATAGGTTCCAAAGTCTCGCCAGGCAGCTTTAATGTATTGTGAAATCCAGTTCTTGTCTTTCTTCTCGGTTTCGATTAAATGACTTGGGAAGTCCATATTCTTTGGTACATCTTTTTCCATCATAGCTTAAAATGGGAATATCTCCCTTATGTCGTATATTTTTTGTTTTTGCTCTACTCTTTCACTAAATTTAGACTTGTTAGCCTGTATCAATGTATAACCACTCGCCATCGCGGCATCAAATTTTGTAGTCTTATTAATATCAAAGGTTAGCCAGTCTTTTAATAATCGCATAAAGATAACCTTTTCTACGTTCTCTGTAATATAACTTTCTGTCACTTCTGCAATCTGCTGATGCGTCTTAACTGTAGCAGATATTCCATACTTACTCGCACCAGGTAGTTTAACTAGAAACTTTTCATATCCCCTGTACTCAAAGTACTTAATCAATCCAACCTTGTTATCCTCAGACAATATCTCGCATCCAAAGAAGTGACACAGCTTAATCATATCCTCGTAGAATATCTCAGCCTTTTCTGGTCTATTAAGATATTCAACTAAAAACGTCTCACTAAACTCATCTAATGCATCATATCTCCTGTACACATAAGCTGCACCATCTGAGCGCTCCTTACTTGTCGTAATGCTGTGGTCAAAGGGGTCAACTGCTATCGCGTACTTCTTACTTTCTTTTGGTACCTTGCGAGTACCGTACTCCTCTACTTGGTTAAAACTAGCGTAGTCGTATATGTTAAGTTTCTTATGAACTAAAAACTTTCCATTAGATGTTTCATTAAAAACAACTCTACTGTCGCGCTCCGCTTTTTCCCAAACAAATTCTCCACGCAAATATAAATCTTTTTCAGCAATCCACGATATAGATTCCATCTGTCTGTTCAATGCCATCGCATCATACAAACAAGTATCTGCCTCACTAAAGAATGCCTCACCTATTGTAAAGGGATTCTTTCTTATAAAAGAAGCCAATGCGCGCGGGTCCATCTCTAAAGCAGAACGTTCTGCTAGGTAAAATTCTTTTGCCTTTTCTTCGTCAGCTTGACCAAACTTGTCGTAAAACAATGTCTTATAGGCAGGCATAAAGTATTGATATAATCCTGAACGCGTTCTACCATTTGTATTCTTTTCGCTTTGATTAGAGGCATCCCATAATCTTTTAAAAGATTCTCCTCCGTCTTCCATCTCCTCGACAGTAGTGGTGTATAAAGCCTTGCCAATAATGTTTTCCTCCTGTTGGAGGCAGAACTGTAAGACTTGGTGTCTGTCGTAGACGTCAACGTTCTTTGTCTTGCCTGCCTCGTCTCCAAGGTATCTATGAAGCTTTGTTCCATCGTAAGCAAACTTGTCAGCAGAACGAAACGTAATAGATGACTCTAGCTCAATCTTCTCCGCAAAGATATCGTCGTTAACGCCGCGCTTGTTTGTCTTAAAGAATCTTAGTTCTCCCTTAGGAGTCATACCCTTCTCTGTATCGTATATAGGAACAAAGAAGTCAGGTAAGTACTTAAAGGGCATAATAATTCCTTTAGCAAATACGTTATCCTTTGCGTCCTCATACGTCTTTGACTGTATGCCTGCAATCTTGTTCTTGCTTCGAGATGTTAATTCAAACAGGAATGCACCTGCGCGCATAGTCTTTCCTTGACGACGTTTAGTTACCTCAACCATTCCTAAACAGTTAGGGTCTTGGACAACGTATTCTAAGAATAAAAAGAAGTCCCTGTCAGTCATTCTGAAGGATGGATATCCTACGTCAAGTTTCCAATGCACTAGGTAGAAGTAATGTAAGCCCGTTATAAAGGTCGCGTGACCATTGTTGTAAAACCAAAATCCGTTAAGCCTTCTGTCCCATTCTTGGTTGCGGTACTCTTGCAGCTCAGGGTTATAGTATCCTGGAGAAGTTTTTTGTGTAGCAATCTCTTTCTTACGTTTTGTCTCGTAGTCTTTAGGTGGCTCTGGTCTCTCCCAGTACTGGTAATCTTTCTTAACAGAACGAGACATTATCTCACGCTTCTCCCACTGATTGGTTATAATATTATAGACGTAGCCGTTGGGCGGCATACTGACTGTTATACCGTTAATTTCATAAGGCTTTCCTTTAGCGTGTTTTCTATACATTAGCTATTGCCTCAGGCGTTAGGTTAAGAATCTCACTCTTCTTTTCTTTAGTGTCGCCAAAGAGTTTGTCTTCGTAGGCATCTATTCTTTTAATTATAGCATCACACTCCTGCATTAACTTGGTCTTAATCTCAAGTGCTTGTAGCTTATCTTTGTCGTTTTTAAAATCTTTAATAGGAGTCAACAACTCTTGCTGGTACTGCCATAGCACCTCCTCGTTAGCAGCTAATACAGACCACACCTTGGACGATTGATGTCGCAGGTAGGAGTTTATATAGACAAGGATATTATTGTCTCTTAAATCAAAGATATCAGCTGTGTCTGTTTTAATGCCTGCCATCTCAGCAGCTTCCTCCTTGCGCTCCTGTATGTTAGATATCTTTAATCGCAGCGGACTCTTCTGGTCGTATATGAGTGCAACATAAATAAGGATTGGAATATCCGAACTGGGTGGGTTGCCAAATACCTGTTTGATAATTGGATTTTTAACAAGGTTGCTATCATAGATAGGTATTGCTAAATCTGAGAAATCTTCTTTATTGAATAATGCCATATCTTTTAACTCCTACTATATGTTACGCGGTATTGAGACTTGCTCGCGGCGTGGCGTCCCAACCTGTTTCTTTTTTTTCTTTTAAGAGAAGCAAGCTTCTTCTTTTTGTTGCAATATTGGATAGCCTTTAGGCTCCGCAAAATAGTATATATTAATCTTATTTATTATATTATATATTATGTGCCCCTGTAGTAGCATACCCCTGCTACTGTGGTAGCATACCCCCTGCCCCTGTAGTAGCATACCCCCCCTGCCCCTGTGGTAGCAGAGGGTGTCTAGTCTTTAGAACATAAAATATCCCTTTGACGTACTGTATAGTACTCTTTTCCTTCGACGGTATTTTTAAAGTTTGAGTTTTTGTTTAAGAAAACAAGCGAGCCTTGACTAACTTTTAATTCATCTGCACCAACTAATGGTTTGCCAATATGAGACAGTCTTGCAAACTTATCTGAAGGCTTCTTGTTGATGCCAATTACTAGACCAGATGCCGATGTTATAGCTTCAATTTTTTGACCGCCAACTTCAACAGTATTAAATTGTTCCTCAACCACCGTTTCACATAAAGTCCAGCCACCAATAGGTAATATACTACCACTCCTAACGACACAAAATATCCAATAATAAGGTACTTTATAATAGTTGCCGTAGATACAGTTGTTTTCATCGGATGTAGTTAAGTAATGAAAGTATATAATATCTCCTACCTTTACGTCTTTTTCTATTTCAATAGCCTCTTCGTTGTAAGCCTTCCCGTCTGGCACCGCTATTACACGACCATAGATTCTAGCATACTGCGTAGGATTAAATTCAGGGTCTATATGGAGCTTTAAATTACCGAACTGGACAGTGTCATCCATTGAAGAACCAACTTCAACCACGACGGTATTTGGTGGCGATTTCTTGATATCGTAAGTAAGCATTAAAATGTTTGTTTGGTTTGTAAAGGTAAAGATAGATAGATATAATCATATTGTCAATTTTTGCACCGCGTAGTTGTCGGTTTATGGTTATATATATTATACAGCGGGTCGCAACGCAGAACGACAAACGACTTTTGCTGATGGGGTGGGGTCACTTTCCCAAATCCGAAATCCAAAAATCGGGTCAATGTATATATGTGGTACAATAAACAATTTCCAATGTATCCCATTGGTACAATGTCCTATGTCATCGGTATTATCTTTCCGATTGTCATCTGCCCTAAGGAATAAATGCAATAGTGTTGCACTAAAGGGAAACAATGTAGGGGAATATATGCCCAAAGGATTAAATGAAGGGCGTATCTGTCCTAAGGGAATTATCCGCCACACATCACCCCCAAGAACAAACACCCCATTTTACTAGCATTCGTTTTAAGGGGTCAAATCTTTGATTTAAGACATTTTCTTGTTTAAATGTCCATTCTATAAGCCCTATGCGAGATAATGCCTTAAACGCAAAATCGGGGTAATTTTGATGTCAAAAAAAATGCTATACGCGTGTACGCGTGTGACGTGCGCCTACGCGTGTGTGTATGCGTGTGCGTGTACGCGTGACGTGACGCGCGCGCTCGGTTGCAGTATATGTCAAGGATTAGATAAGGGTAAAATTTGATACATATCGCTAAATATGGTCTGTTCGTCGACACAATTGGGGATTTCGTCGACACATATCGCCATTTCGTCGTGTTTCTAGGTTATTACAGATTAGATAATTTGTAAAGCTAAAAGTTTAGTATACCTTTGTAATGTCGAACGAGACAAACGGATGCCACTGCCATAGTGGTGCAAAGGATAGGCTCAGTAAGAACGGGCTAGACACTAAACATAAGTACTTGTACCTAGCTACCTAGGTTTGTCATATAGCCCCTACCGAACGGACGAAAGTATGCTTAAAATGTTCTTTGAAATCTTGAGTATCATCCGCAGTCAAGCGGGTTAAAAAATCCCCACCACCTAAGGGTCATAGGTTGCAGTAAAGTGTCGGTAAATAGCCCAAGGATAGCCTAGGCAAATCGCTAATACTCATCGAAGATTGCGCATACCGATTGGTTGCAGGTCACCACACTAAGACTTAGTTCCGTGTGAGTAGGGTTCGAATCCCTTACCAATCGCCAACTTAAACAACTATATTATGAAATTTGTAACAAACAACCTACACGTTATCGAAGCTAGTTCAAAGTATCTAGCATTACACGCTTATGCCGAGAAGTTTAATTGTATGGATAATAAAATCTATTGGCAAGGAAACAATCCTTTACTATGTGCCTATCCTCAAAGTAAAGTTTTAATATCATTCCATTCGGTCAATTCATCATTTGGTAAGGCATTGATGAAGCAAAGAGAATTCTATAGAATAGTAGAATAATATTAATATAGTGTGACTGATGAGGCTTGAATAGCCGAAACCCCTTCGGGGGTCTCACACAAAAACTTATCCTTTCGGTGGCTAGGTAACCGAACACACACTATTATGAACGTTTCAAAAACAGCAAATCGTCAAATCAATTCATTGTTAAACTCTAATGGCAATGGCAAAATGAACTTCAGAACTACCAAGTCAGTAGATGACTTACTAGCAAAATCGCGTCAAGATGACGTATTTGTTGACAACAAAATTGTACAAATGTCTGACCTATTAGATATGCCTACAAGAAAGGGTCTAGAGCAAGGTATCATTTGCGGAGGCACACTAGTTAATGTGGTATCTAAATCATACGGTCACCTACCTAATGAGGTGTTCTTCCTAGAAGCCGAGCGCAAGCTAATAGATGCGGACATCTACTACAAGTCACGCTCTATCAATCGCGACAATCGCTCCTTTGCAGTTGACTATGTCCTAGCGGATGACCGTTACAAGATTGAGGTTAAGGGTGACCAAGATATCCTATTCCCTATGCTACGATTTACTAATAGCTACGATGGGTCTAACAAGACTAGTGGGTCATTCGGTATGTATCGCAAGGTATGTGACAATGGTTTATGTATCGCACAAACAGAGATTGGATTTAGCGTTAAGCACACGGGGTCAATTGCTGAGATTGTACTACCTAAGCTAGGCGAACTAGTAGAAAACTTTATGGATAACGAATTCTTTAGCCTTAAGAAGAAGTTCGACATCCTAGCTGAGGCGCGTGTCTTAAACGTAGAGAAGTACATTCAAGACGTTAATAAGAAGTTAAGCCTTATCAAGTACGAATCATCTGATAAGAATCCCGCACCTAGCTTGAACGCTCGCTTTATCTTAGATGTGGTACAACGCGAGACCAAGGTGTTAAATACTAAGCCTAACAAGTGGATAGTATACAATGCTTTCAACGAGTTGTTACATAACAAGTTGCAAAAGACTTTCGACCAACAAAAGACTATTGATGAGCGCTTGTTTGATGTAATCTTAGCCTCTTAATATATTATCTAATCTCACAACAACCTTGCGGTGTATAGGTCAACCGCTTATTACAATGAAGACATTCAATAAGATAGTTGTATTCTTCCTAGGAGAAGAGGCGGCGCAAGACAAAGGCGAATTAATCACGGCATTAGTAATCGCATCCCTATGTGCATTCTTATTACCATTACTATAAAATTCCACTATCAGCATTTTGACCTCACGATGTATAGGCAATCGTTATATTATCTATTATGAAATCACAATTCGAACAAGCAGTTGAGCAAGCTAGATTAGGCGCTTTACGCACACCAAGTGTATCTTCAGCAAATGGTAAGATAGACTATTTCGCATATCAGTTAGCGGTTCACAAGTTTAACCTAGGAATTATGGCTTCGGGGATGACTTGTAGAGGCATCAAATTTACGGACATCAAAAGGTACTACGGACTGAAAGGTCGTTCGGCAAAGGATTGTCTACCTGAGTTTTTAGCCATATTCAATGCTTACAAAGAGTCATTAAATAACTAATAACATATAACCTTTCGGTGTATAGGTAACCGATAACAAATCTTATGGAACTTTCAACATTGCGTTACGCACAAAAAAATCTAGACTTAATCGCCCAAGAAAATGGGTTTATTACCTCCATAGTGAGGGGCAAATTGTACATAGAAATGCTATCGGGTCGCGCCTTTGAATTATCAGAGGATGAGATTAACTACCAAGCAATCGAGTATTTAATGAGTCAAATAGAAAACATAAAAAATAATTAACATATCACCTTGCGGTGTATAGGTCAACCGCATAATCTTATGAATGTCAGAGAAATTTTAGAAACCAACAATGAATTGCGCTCACGCTACGCAAGTGCAATCAGAGACTTTTGCAAGGAACGTATGTACGCCAAGACTGGCGATAAAGAAGCGCCCGCTATCAGAAATATTATGGACATCTTTTTTTGGATGGGTGAAATTTCCGAGAAGCAAATGGATTGGGTAGTACGCTACGCCACCAAGAATCAAATCACCGTGGCAACGACAAATTCCACGAGCAACATTCTAACCGAGCAAAAATAATGAGAGCGAACGAACTATTGACCTATCTATTGGAACTAGATAAGTCCCACGATTTATCTAAGGTAGAGGTTTTCTATCGTACTGACAGAGACTCAAACGAAGAGCGTGTATGGCACGTCGAGGAGGACTTGTACGACGAAGAGAATAACTCAGAATTAATATCAATAATGTTTTTAAACGACGACTCAGAAATATAATATTATGACACAATCAGATAAACTTAAGCAATACCTAGCAAATAGTATGGCAGAAATAGATGCCATTAACTTTCCCGAAAAAACCTACGAGGAACATTTCATTAAAAATATGAAACTAAGGGACTTTGAATTACTAAGATATTGGATACACTATAATGGCGTATTCGATGGCGGAGAAGAGATGCTAACAAAACTAAAAATATTAATAACTGAATAACAATCTTATGACCAAGCACGAAGCAATTAATAGATTAGATAATGTTAAAATCGGGGATACAATATCTCATAGATGGAATGATTCAATGCAGTGGAGTTTAGGAATTTTTATAGGCGAGACTAGCAATGGATTTGAGGTTTACGATTCTTGTATTGAAAGGGAAGACCATATTGAATATGCGTCTCAGATTTCAATAGGTGGATACCAAGGAAATGAAATTTATTATTCAGATAAATTCAAGGATAGGAATTACAATAACTTTAACTTTTCAAGATGACAAAGCACGAAGCAACCAAAGCCCTAGCAGACAAACTGCTAGAAGAATTACGCACGAAACTAGCGGATAGAATGTACACGTCCGATGGCGGAACTAATGGAGAGTTCTACGAAGAGTTTACTTTAATTAATGACATCCAAGCGCTTGTAAGCGCACTAGACTAAATACATATGAATCATGAAGACTTAGCCCACCTAATGTGGCTATTAAACAACAACAAGTAATGGGAAACCAACGAGAAAAAATCATCAATGCGATATTAGATTGTCGCATTGAACCAGTGGAATATCGGGAGATGGAACACTTAGCAAAGTTGTACACGGACGACCTAGTCGACGTGTTGATTAACGAATTGTATGAACTGCACAAAGCCTTGGAGGACAACATCTCTAAGGCTAACTCAGAGAATCTTAAACTATTACAAATCATAGCAAATGGCAACACACTTCAACGTGATAATTAATCCTTTCAAGCAGAGGATGTGTGTATATGCTCGTGTCAACAAGGTTGACTGCGAGATATTAATAGATTATCTAGAACTAGACGAGTGGCATACCTTTGAGTTCAATGGTGTTGTGTTCGACATTCATTTAATATATGAGGATGATGTATCAGTAAGCGTATATAATACAACCGATGGGCATCCATCAGACTACAATGCATCGTGTCCAGTTAAACTAACTATCCGAACTAAAGATGAATTCTAAGAACACCTACGTCGACCTAATAGAGGTCGTTATAATTATCGCATCAATATGTTTTGCTTATTATTTAATCGTTTTATAAAACCAAACAAAGAAATGAAAAATCAAGAAAAAATTGAGTTCGATTACGCGTTATATCAGATTGGATTATATGACGCTTATATTGCCGATACAAATCAAAGCCCATTTGAAATCATATCAGTTAGAGATGGATATGCCATTGGTTGGAAAGATAAAGTCGGGGCGGGAACTAGTGTAGATAGAATATATCTATCAAAACGCCCGCGCAAGGTATGGGTTCATATTATCGAATCACCTGATGGCGTACTAACGTCTCGCGTTACTGACTATCAAGAAGTAACTACTTACAAGGGAAACACAATCGTTAAACAAATTGAGGTAGAGATATGAGAAAGTTATCAGGCGAGTTAATCGTAATTCTTGTTGGCGTGTTTTGTTTATTTGGTGTGGCAATCACATTGTATTTATCGCGACCAACAAGTAAGTACACAATTAAGACCGAGTTCAGCACCTATTGTGCAAATACCTTTAGGGTTTATGGTCACGGAGTAACTTTCACATCAGTTGATGGGAAGGTAGTAGTAACACAAGGAAATTTTGAAATCATTTTAAATAAAAAATAGTTATGAGAAAAGTAGTAGGAACATATTTAACATCATCAGGAGCAAAGAAAGACATCTATGAGGTGTATAATCCAGCAGTAGACACAAGTAAACTAATCCAAGGGGCAAAATACCTAGTAGAGTATAGATTAGGTAGTAGGATAATCAGCGATTTTGGTGTATTCCTTGAGGGGACACCCGACTTTAGGACGCTAATCTTTACGCATCCAAAAGAGATGTTTAGGACTATTGGTATTCCGACAATGAATATAAATAATCTTACATTTGTTGACTAATTAAAACTAATGTTGTACATTTGAATCGTACAATCGGATGAGGTGAAGTTGCGGTCATCTCATTCGGTATTCAAGGCAACTTGAACCGCCCCCTTACCTGCGCAACAAGGTTTGGGGGTTTATTTTTGTACTTATGAACACACAACAAGCTAACGATGAACTAGAGATAATGTGTCATCGAGCGGTACTTAACCTGCGCAAAGTTAACCTTGAGCAAGACATAAAAGATTACTCTGCTCTATTCAAATATGCGCGACCTGAGATGGAATCATTCAAGAAGTTAGTAGATATTGTTCAGGATATGGTAAATGATTTGAACGAAGTAAACGAGAAGTTAAGAAGAGCAATATGAATTTTATAACAATCCCATATGATTTATTGGCGCGAACAGATTTGACCGCATCAGAAAAAAATCTGATGGGATTATTAAATAGTTTGTCAGCTAAGGAAGGATACTGCTTTGCTAGTAATGCTTACTTGGGGAATGCACTTGGGATAGGAGTATCAGGTATAAGAAAGTGTATATACAAACTAGAATCAATGAATCTTATTAAGTCGGTAATCAAAAGAAAGGCTAATAATGAGATAGAATCTAGGGAGATTAGACTTACATACCCTATGTCCCTACAGGGGCATACCCCTATGTCCGTAGAAGGGCATACCTCTGTCCCTACAGGGGCACATAATAAAGAATATAATAATAAAGAAAATAATAAATCTATTGAGCGCTTTGAAGATTTTTGGAATATCTACAATAAGAAGGTAGGTAAGGACAAGACTAAGGCTAAATGGGTTAAGTTAAAAGAGAAAGAGATAGATGCTATATTTTTAGCGCTACCTAATTACATAGCTACTAGAGAAGTGAAGTATAGGAAAGACCCAGAACGCTACCTAGGTCATCGCGTATGGGAAGACGAGATACCTATCGACTCTACCGCAACAATTCCACAATCAAAAAAAATAAGTGAAATTAATATACCAAGTGATTATTAAATAAAATAAAATCTAATTACATTTGTAGCACGACCAGTGAAAAGGGTGAGAGCTTTTCAGTGGTTTTTAGGATTAAAATCCACTAAAGCCTGCTACTCTCTCACGTAGCGGGCTTTCTTATTTTAAATACAATGCAAGAGATTTGGAAAGACATAACAGGTTATGAGGGACTATATAAAGTAAGTTCCTATGGTCGAATAAAAAGTTTAATAGACCACTACGGCAATGAACGAGTTTTAATATTAAAAAACATAGTTAATGATAAAGGATATTTAAAAGTGAATCTATATAAGTTAGGAAAAATTAAAACACTAAAAGTTCATCGTATTGTTGCTATAGAATTCATTCCGAATCCTGATAAAAAGAAACAGGTAAACCATATTGATGGCATAAAGATTAATAATTACATCTCGAATTTAGAATGGAATACAGGTCACGAAAACATTAAACATTCGTGGAAAATTGGACTAAGGAAGCCATTGGTATTTACAGACTTACATAGACAGAGAATTGGTATCGCAAAATCTAAGCAGGTAATTAATTATTTAAATGGAGAAGTATATGAATCTATAAGACAGGCTAGTTTAGCCTACTCAATAAGCGCCCCATATTTAAGTAGAATGCTGAATGGTAAATGCAAAAACTATACCTCTCTTAAATACAAAACCAACTTTTAACAATGGCACACACACACGATAAGCTACTAGAAGAAGACGTAATAGCTTACCTATTAGATAAACCACACTTAGTAAAGGACGCGGTTAAAATAATAGGTGAGGATGCGTTTACTTACGACCTCCACAGGACGGCATATTTGGCGATGAGAGAGTTTTATTTAAGTAATAAGGCGTACACTCGTTTTGATATTTTTAAGCCCATCAGCGATAGTTCTCGGTTCTTAGCGGACGAACCGCCTAAGCTATTAACAATGACTCCAAAGACAACAATTGAGTTGACTTCAGCGTGTCAAGAATTAAAGGCATTAGAACAGAAAAGAATCTATCAGTCTATAGCTAATGAGATAGATAAGGCGATAACCCACGGCGAGGATGTATCTGTTATTCAGAGCATCATTGAACAGGGAGTATCATTTGTTGAGACGAGTTCTGTTAGTTCTGAAATCTTTTCCCTTGGCGAAGTTTACGACAACGTTATGGATAAGCTAGAAGCTAACGCTGGCAATGTAAAGTTTTCGGGGATAGACACAGGCTCACGGAAGTTAAACTATGCACTAGGTGGATGGCAAGAGGGGATGATTGTTGTAGCGGCGCGTCCCTCTATGGGAAAGACTATCGTTGGATTAGATTTCGCCAAAGCCTCCGCTAAGGCAGGTAAGCGTGTGCTATTCCTTTCGCTAGAGATGCCGAAGGAGTCGCTAATGTATCGCTACATTTCATCTGAAGCACCCGACTACAAGTACTCAGACATCAAAGCTAATCGCATCACCCAAGAGGACGTTGCTAAGATTAGATTATCTAATGCTAGAGAACTTAAGCGGTTGCCTATATTCTTTTACGACTCAGACAATCGGGACATCAACTACCTATCAATGGTGTTGACAACGGAGTGTCGTAAGAACAAGATAGATATTGTAGTAATAGATTATATGCAATTGATTCGAGACAATCAGATGCGTGGGCAGGATGACTTTACTCAGGTATCATCTGTCTCCAACAAGATACAAAAGTTGACTAGGAAGTTGAACATTCCAATCATATGCCTAAGTCAGTTGTCTCGTGGTGCTGAGGGTCGGAGTGATAAGCGCCCTCAGTTATCTGATATCAGAAGTTCGGGTAACATCGAGCAAGATGCATCTGTTGTTATTGGATTATATAGACCATACTACTATGCACAAGCGGATGCTAGGGCGAACAACTTGCCCGTGCCTGATAACGACTACACGCTAGAGTTTATATTACTAAAGAATAGAGATGGTATGACGGGCGGTATTGTTAGGTACTGCGACGTGACTACTAATAGAATCGCAGATGAGGAGGATGAATTATTTAGGTTCACGGCTCAAGAGCCTGCCTACAAGAACTCTGTATTATCTAAGATGGAAGTTGACTTTGATAACGATGTAAAAATAGCCCCTTTTTAATATGAACATATACCAAGAACTCAAGAAGTTTTCCCATATCAAATACTATGACGAACCTCATAAGTATTTTATAGGAGAGCAGGAGTTAGTATCAGGTACGGGATTCCTTAAGCTATTTAAGCCTGAGTTTAATGCCAAGGTAATGGCTGAGAAGTCAGCTAAAAAGCTAGGCGTTCCTGTAGAGGATGTCCTTGCCGAATGGGATTATAAACGAGAGTTTGCGGGTATGAAAGGCACGTTGGTTCACAACTTTGCGGAGAACTACTGGTTCAATAAGATATTCCCATACAATTCTCAGGTCGTTATAGATAAGTTCGGCGAAGACCATATCAAAGAACGATACGATAGATGTGTGGAAATGTTTTTAGACTTCTATCGTGATGCCTCCCCTGCCCTAACACCTATCACTATGGAGTTAGTTATTGGGGATGCTGAACTTGGGGTAGGAGGGATGGTGGATTGTCTATTCTATAATGAGAAACTTAAGGAGTATCAGATATGGGATTACAAGACCAACAAGCAGATACGAATGAAGTCAGACTATCGCAAGCGTTTCAAAGCGCCTATCTCTTTTATAGAGGAGTGTGAGTTCGAGGCGTATTCGCTTCAGCTAAACCTATACAAGTATATCATTGAGAAGAATACCAACATTAAGATTGGGAGATTGTACTTGGTGTGGTTGTTTGAAGAGAATGAATCGTATCAGGTAATCGAATGTAAGGATTACCAGTCAACAATAGATTTAATGTTTAAACACAAGAAGTAATGGAAGAAATTTGGAAAGATATTGAAGGGTATAAGGGGTTATATCAGGTATCTAACCTTGGAAGGATAAAAAGATTAAAAGGTGTTGGATGTAGGAAAGAAAGAGTTCTGAAATCTAGTCCAGTTAAAGGCTATTTGTCAGTTGCTTTATGGAGCTATTGTAAATTTAAGGCAATTTCTATTCATAGAGCCGTTGCATTGGCATTCATTCCAAACCCTGATAACAAAGAAGAAGTAAACCATATTGATGGAATTAAAACTAATAATAGAGTCGATAACTTAGAATGGAATACTCGCAAGGAAAATATAAAACACGCTATTGATAATAAATTATATAAAACAACACCAGTAATAGATTTATTAACCAGTCAAATTTATGAATCTATAAAGTTGGCAAGTATTTATTACAATGTACAAGAGACCCACTTAGCTATGATGCTTCGGGGAGAAAGACCTAACAGAACAAATTTACAATACTATAACCCAACCAAACAATGAAAGACGTACTAGAAGACACACTAGAAGACATCCTTGAGGAAGTTAAGATTTCCTTACGAGGAGCGTATCATCGTGGCTATGTTCACGGCGAAAAAGGACAGGCTCTGATTAATTCAAAGCTATCGAATCCAAACTTAATCCTTGGGGATTTCATCAAGTTCATTAAGAACTATAAGATGACAATGCTTGACGGAGAAATTCGTTTCTCCAACAACAACTACGTTTATATGGATGAGAATATCATAAACCTTTTCTTACTCAAGTACGACTACGACAATGACTAGGACTAAAACACAACTCATTAATAAGACTAAGAAGCATATTGCTTCGTTAGGGTATTTGTATTATATGGTTCCTGACGCTGGGAGTTTAATGCTTTTAAAGGAAAATGATACCTATCATTACCTTATGATTATCTTTACAGGACGTAATAGAACGTGGGAGCACGAGAGACGTCATTTTAGTATTGCTGAAATAGAAGTTGAAACATTCAATGATGTTGAGAAAGGCATCGCTAAATATTTAGGAAATGGACATAACTAAATGCTCTGGCAAAGATTGTCCACACAAAGAAAAATGCTATCGGTTTACCGCCAAGGCAGATGAATATCAGGCTTACTTCTTGATACCACCTGTCGACAAAGATGGTAAATGCGACCATTACTGGGGAGAACAATCTGAGTCTATTTGGAAACAATTAAAAGATATTATAAAACTAAAATAAATGCCTTACTTAAATCATAACATCCCCACACTAACTTGTTTCATCCGCAATGAGTTCTTGTTCAACCACACTAAAGGTCACGGAGAATACACGCTATGCGATGTACACTCAGTAGCATCTATAGAGAAAAGAATTCCTTTGTTTGAAGCATTCCTTGAGAACGGAGTTAATTGGACACGCAGACCTATCCACGCATTCTGCTGGAGAAAAGATGCTGAGGAACTCCCTCTTACAGAGTATATGTACTGGGACTGCTTTAGCTCATATGTGGATGTTCAAGTTAGGGCAAGGATGTCGGGATTAAAAGCAGATTTAATATCTATATCAGGCGTTAAAAGACAAGGCACTTACTTGTTCACGCTAGACTGGGCATTTGAGAACAAGGGTATGTTAGACACTAACTTCTCCGAGACTCCTGAGCACAAGTGTGGGCATGTATTTAAGATGGACAATGGCAATTACTTTATCTACCCAAACAACAGAATCATTTGGATGGATAACGCTTGGACTTATAATCGTATTGACAAGAACCCAGGCTATCAGATTGATATGTCGGTTTACTCAATCGAGAATAAGACAAACTACCAAACAGATTATAGTTATGTAACTGAATTTAAAGAAGATAACAATGAAGGATAAACAAACAGCAGTAGAATGGTTAATTGAAGAATTAGGAGAATATTTTCCGCACGATATTGGAGGTATTCATTTAATGGTTGAACAAGCCAAACAAATGGAGAAAGAGCAGATAGTGGAAGCTTGGTATAAAAGAGGCAACACAATAGTTCCAAGATATTATTTAAAAGAAAATATAAACGGAGAGCAATATTACAACGAAACATATGGCAAATAAAACAGCAATGCAACAAATGTTGGAATGGACAAGGAAGACATTCCCGATGGATTTGGATACACCAAGGATGATTGAAGATAAGATTGAATCATTATTAAAGGTGGAGAAGGAGCAGATAATGAAAGCATTTAGTAGAAATTATATGTATCCTGATGATATACCTGCATCAGAAAAATATTACAACGAAACATATGGAAAATAAAACAGCAATACAGAAATTAGCAGTAATGATTGAAGATAGAATTGGTGTTTCAACAATGGCTGACCAAAGTAAAGAAGGTATCGTTGGTTATCAAATGGCACTCGTTGGTATTAAATTAGAGCTAAAACATTTATTAGAATTAGAGAAAGAGCAGATAAAAAATGCTTATAGAGATTATCACGATTTAGGGCATATTTATGGATTAGATACAGAAGAATACTATAACGAAACTTATGGGTCGCAAGCTCCCCAACGCTTGAAAGAAGCTAGTGGAAAAATTAAATAGAGGTGACAAGATTTTTCTTGATTCAGAAAACAAAAAAGAATCATTCGTAAATGATTACTTGGAATGTAGGGATGGAATTGTTGAAGTTTACGAATACACTGACCAATCTGGATATGGTTCAAGAACAAGATTGTTTTTGTGCAAAAATACAAAACACGAATCAGTAAGTATCATTCGGCAAATCTGGAGTGACTATAATAAGGAATGGCTTGAGGAATATATGGTCTTTGACACGGATTCTTTCTTATTCCTTGAGGCATTGGTTAATGGCTGGAAAGACGAATACTGCGGAACATATTCGCTTGTAAGAGATTACTAAAAATTTAAACAACAAGACAATGGAAACCAAACAAATTACATTTAAAGAGGCATTAAAGATTCTTGATATCGAGGACTATGGAGAAAGAATATTCAATAGCAACTCTCGTGGCGAATTATACCACCTACAAGATTACATCAATTTAGCTAAATTTTTTAAAGACTATCCGACAGCAGTGCCCGTATTTAAAAAACACTTCGAAGAAACAGTTGAAGATGCATATAAAAACTGGGAAAGACCCCAATCCGTATTTCAACATTTAAAAGAAATGTTATAAATAATAATCTAATGGAAAATAAATCAATCTACCTTTATCCATATGTATTCTGGAGGAACGCATATGAAGACCTATGGTACGCTATCCCTCGCGAACATTACTCCGAGTTTTGGAATGGCAACAAAGACGTCGCTATGAAGACGCGTTATATGGAAGACTTAGTTAAACAATTAACCTACGACGAAGATGAAGAAGATTAAATTAATGCATTACAAGTCAGCTGATGGAAACGAGGTTTGCATAGTTGACTACAACGAACTTAAAGTAAACTATTATGACAAAGCAGGAAACTATCGCTACCGATTACTTGGAGCGGTCAACGACAGAATTGAAGCTAACCTGTCCTATAACGGATGGACTAAAACGAACGCCGCCACTATCAACAAATTCAGAGATGCAGTTCAAACGATACAACTTCAGGAGAGTTAGAGGTTACTACCTTAAACTCTGGGGAATCATATACCGCGCAGAAAAATATCAGGATGTTCCTAGAGAGTTGCGCTATAATATTGTCCCCCATATTAGATTATTTGAGTGGTATTTTTATAAGGTAGATGTAAGATGGCAGACGATGCAAAGAATGAAAACTATGAAAAAGCCATTCAATGGGCTACAGAATATCTTGAAGAGAATAATGAGCCGAAAGAAGTAAGGTATAAGCAAGGAATTATTTGCCATAGTGACATTGATATGATTAGAACCAATCTTAGTAGATTGATTCACTCCAAAGGTCGCGCACAACAGGCATCTTACAGGCAGATAAGAGAATTTAAGATTTATTTGTCGCAAAACTTGACTTAACAAAAACGTTTACCTATCTTTGGGTCAGGGTTAAAAACAGTTAGTCACCATATTACCGAAAGCGTAAAATCTCAGCGTTAGTAGGAAGGAGAGCAAACATAGTTATCTGAGTTGGTGTGAGGGTAACTATATAGTCAGGTAGCTTAAAGGTCATAAGGAAATTGACCCTTGAGGATTAGAGCACTCGAAAGAGATGAGGTGTGGGTTCGATTCCCATTCTGACTACTAGATTTAAAATATGATAAAGAAAATAATACTAGACCGGATGAATAATATGCGGGCTAAACTCAAAGAAGCGCAATACGAGAAGTTGACTAAATACGTCAGCGAAGAGCGTTGCGACGAGTATAAAACTAGAATAGATGAATTGCAGTGGCTACTTAAAAGAGTAAGCCTAGCGGAAAAAAATAAACCACTTTCTAATGAGGACCAAGTAGATATGACAAGAAGGATTATCGAAGATGTTATTGGTCGCCTATCAACTAAAATGTAATTATGCTACAAGAAATACTAGATTTAGTTCCCGACGAGACATTTATGATAATGGATGGATTTGATGATGCTATTATTGGTTTTGATCAACAGAATATGAAATTGATATATAGCGTACCTTTATGCATCGATATTCTTATTTCAGAAGGGATGAGTGATGAAGACGCAATTGATCATTTTGAGTACAATGTGAGGGGGAGTTCAAATATTGATACTCCGATCTTGATGGATGTTCCTTTCTTTTATTAATGGCAGGTTTTACTGAAGACAATTATAAATGTCAATTCTGCAAAGGATTGATCGATGAAGATTATGCGGATTCAAGAATAAACAGGAGGATTATTTGCCCCCATTGCAAAGAGCGATTATATGTTTATGTGACAGCAAATCAATTCCTATCTTTTAAGCAGATTCCTCGGTTTAAAAAGATGCGGGAAAAGAAACGCGAGAATGAATCTGTATTTAGATATTTAGATAAAGCCTTAGCTAAACATCTTAGAAAAGAACATAATACAGTAAACAATACTTTAAAGAAAGCCTTCTTTACTAGGCACCAGTTACACTGGGTTGATAAGATTAGACGAATGATTGTTTTCGAAGCAGTATGCTTTAATCTAAAGCCGGGGGCAATCATCGAATACTTTAATAAACACGGGGGCAAAATAGATTACCGAACAATCAAAAAATATAAACAAGAACAATGAAAAGATTATTAACCGACAAAGAGATGCGGGATATGATTTGCTATTATGCAAAGTGCCAGTCTCTTAGGGATTTTGTTGACGAAAAAGTAGTGGCAACCAACTTTCATTTCCAAAAGATTAAGCAGTACTCAAACCTTTTAGTGAAAGAATTAGAATCCCAGGTGGATGTATTGATGACTGCAGATGGAGGAGATGAGAAGATGGCTGTATTAGATCAATTTATTAACGCGTCAATCCAGGCAGATTATTTGTTTGATGTAGCATTAAAATTAGAAGGGATCGATAACGATAAGAAAATGGAATGTGCAACTAAAATATCTGATATACTAAAAGAATATGGAGTCGAATAAAAATATTATAGAACAAACGACTACATTTACAGATAGTATTGTATTCGATATCATTAAGGAGTTTGGCGAACGCGCCAAGAAAGGTTACGATAAGTATGGTACCGATATGGATCGTACAGATCTATCAGTAACTGACTGGGCGCAACACCTACGAGAAGAATTAATGGATGGATTAGTCTATCTTACTCGATTAAAAAAAGACATTATTGCTTTAGAACAAGAGCTTGAGGCTCATAGAAAAGACATTAAGTCAGAAGTTGGATTAAAATTCAACGATGGCGCAGAAATTGTAACGTATAAATATGTTACCCCAACCAAACAATAGGTGTTTTTTTGTTTATTTGATTTCATAATAGAGGATATAAAGGTAGTCTGCTTTGCGGGCTATCTTTTTTTTTAAAAATATTTTATCAATTATTTGGAATGTTATTCTTTTTTGTTAACTTTGTCAAAGAAATCAATAAAACAATGAGAAAAACTCGATACAGCGATGTGATCAGCCAGGCTGAGGCGCTCGCAATTGACCCCAACAGTTACACCAGAAGAGGTGCATTAAAATCAAAGATCGAAAGAAGGTTAAGTCGCTTAACTACAAGAGCAGTGTTCTTGACACAATTCGAAGAATTAGAAACAGTTAATTTTTAAACCAAACAAATAAATAATATGGCACGTTCAGACGCGTATCCAACTACATTACAGACTCCGGTAAAGAAATTCTTGGAGTGGTCTTCAAATGACAAATGCTTTACTTACTGGGATAAGGAAGCTAAGGCTAATAAGAATTTAGCATTACCTGTTAAATTTATTCATTACGATGAATTAGCTACGGTTAAAGGATGGGATAAAGACTCCAACTCTGCAATCTATGCCAATGAAGTAAAGAATACAAAGGTAGAACCTTTAACGGTTCGCGCATTCAAAGGTAAATTCCCTATTGCGGAAGGTTTGTATCAAGAAATCAAGGAGAAAATTATTCCTTCTGCTGGATTTACTCTTAGCTTATATGCTGAATTAAATGGCGAGATCGTTAACCTATCTTTTAAGGCATCTGCATTAATGGAGTGGTCTAAGTTTGCAAAGGATAGTCGTAAGTCTTTCTTAACTAATTACTTTGTAGTTACTGGATCTAAGCAAGAAAAGAATGGCGCGGTTACATATTACGTTCCAACATTTGGATTAGGAGATGCTATTGAAGAATCAGTTAGCAAGGCTTCAGATGTTAATTATGATGCGCTATCTGATTACTTCAAAGCGCGCAAGGCTAATGCTAATAAGCAACCTCAGGCAGAAGAAGTTCACGCAGAAGAAATTCCTTCTAACATTCCAAAGTTTGGAGACGCACCAGATATCCCATCATTCGAAACCGACGAACTTCCTTTCTAAGATGAACGAAATATCCTTAATTAAAAAATCCCCTATTGTTGAATTAAATAGGGATGGAATCTCTCGCATTGTAAACCAATATGTAGAAAATTTGGCTCACAATGGAGGGGAACCTAGCTTGGACATTATTATGTGTCGCAAGTATGTTATTCTAGCTCAGGAGCTTGAAAAAGGATTGCAAGAATTTGCAATTAATGAGCTTTCTTTGATGGACAAAATGGCAATGGAAGTCTATGACTCCGAGCTTAAAGTGGTAGATACTCCCGCTAAGTATGATTATTCTGCCAGTAAGGCTTGGGTCGATCAGAAAGCAATTGTTGATGGGGAGGCAAAAAAGCTAAAAGATATCGAAGCTTTCATTAAAAGTATTAAATCTAAAACAGTTGTTGTAGATGAAAACACCGGAGAAGCGATCGAATATTTCCCGCCAGCAAAGTCAAGTTCTCAAACACTTAGATATACCGCGAAGTAATATGAATCCTCAACCTACATTTTCAGAAGTCTGGGCTAATATACATAATCAATTAGATAGTATTCACAGACAAAAAATACAAAAAGCAAAGAATAAGTTTGCTAAAGAAAAAGAATATGATCAGTATCATAAAACAAATTAGAAGTGAATTAGGATTAAAGCAGAAAGATTTTGCAGAGAAAGCTGGATTTGTTGGTAAGGGATCTGTTATACAGATCTCCTTACTCGAAAACAATCATCGCAAGATAGGATTCAATTTATTGGGAAAGGTTGTTCGCAATTTAGCCGCTAATGGATACGATATATCTCTTGATGTTACAATCAATGTTAACAACAAAAAGATAGGACTCCATTAATGATAATAGACGAAGAAATTGCCACGATAAATATTGAATGGGAGGGGGTTGATCTATCTCTTAATAAATGGTACGCGAATAGACACTGGTCATTCCGTAACAAAGAAAAAGATTTTTGGTCTAACCTTTTCCTTCAACTGCTACCTAAGCGATCAAAGAAAATAGATAAGTACATTATAACACTATACTTTAATAGTCGCTTAGATGCCAGTAATACCGTCCCTATGATAAAGATACTGGAGGATACTATGAAGAAGGCTCATTACATTATAGATGACTCTAAAAAGTTCTGCAAAGGAATCCAAATTTATCCAGATGAAAATCTCGGGAAGAAACATTATAAGTTAATTGTACATATTTTATCATATGCAACCAAAGAAAGTAAAGCTTATAGAGCCTGATGGATATCAGGAGAAGCTATCCTCAATGTTTGCTGAGGAAGTTTACGATACTAACAGAGAGATGTACGAATCCAGGAATCAGTCAAACCGCAAAAAGGTTATAGCTGATATCTACCTGGGGAAGATGGCTGAATTTGCCGTATGGAACCTGTTGCAGAAACAAGGCAAGGATGCTACGTTCCCCGATATTATGATATATCAAGCTAATAAGAAATCTTACGATGCTGATATAACTGCCGGGGATACAAAGATTCACGTCAAGTCTTGTATTGCAATGGGGCTGTATCCGGTAAGTTGGGTGTTTCAACCTAACGATCCGGTAACGATCAACCCATCAAATAAAGATTTCTTGGCTTTAGTATCGATCGAAGAGGACAAATACTTCGAAGCGTATTTTATCAAGGCGATAGATGTAATTGAAATTTATGAAGCGCCTAGAAAAGAGGGATTAGACAAGAAAGTAATTTACGAATCAACCTTACTACAATGACAGCAGCAAGCATATTTTTAATTACAATGGCTATATTATTTATAATCGTATACAACTGGGTTAAAGGCATAGACTATATGCACAAGAACCATCCTGACTATAAGGGAGAAGATTTCTTAGGGGAAGACTAATTACTTCCCTCCACGCGCGCGACGATCGCCCGCAGTATCTGATTTAGAGCCTCTGTTTACGGAGGCTTTTTTCATTACAATACCTTTGCTAGTATGTGAGGCATCCTTACCATCTCCATTTCCATAGGTACCACGATCACGATTAACCTTTACTAACTCCGCTCTCTTCGCGCGTTGTTCTGGTTTAGCATTATGCTTTTTATCATACTCTAATTTCTTAGCGTAGCTTTCTGGATTCTTCTTATAGTACTCAGCTGACTTCTTCATATTGTACGCAGTAAATGAGGAGTTTACGACTCACGCTCAACTTTATGTTTTGTAGCTACTAAGTTACACATTTTTATGAAGTAATCCTGTGAGTAGGTGTATTTCATATAGTTAAGGTCTTTGTGGACAATCTGTAAATTATCCTTAGTGTATCCAATAGAGTTATCTATTCTATCAAGTGAAGCTGTATCACTAAATAAGATTGGGACACCTGACAGCGCACAGACTTTATCCTGAGCAACATAGATGTCCCAAATACATTCTATTGTAACACTAAACTCGTAGCCCCTTTGTTTTGCCCTCCTAGCCTTTGAATTAAACCAAGAGACAGAAATACCTTCGTGGCTATTATTCCCCGCTCTAGACGAATTAGAACAAGGTCTACAGGGAAGTTTTTTCTTTTCAGATCTATTTTTTTCCGACACGTCCCTATATGCCAGTTCTTTTTGGCACACAGGGCATAGGCGGGTGTGTGGTTTATTGAGATTCAGAACTATCCTTTGATTAATCCTGGATTATCCATCCCGGATTCATTAATAATCGAATAGGACGCATTGTCCTTTTTAGGTTCCGGTACGTTAACCTTTGAAGATCCGGATATTGGCTGATTTCTTATTTCAGCAGCAACTTTGGAGAATGGATCTTCATAAACAAAATCTCCAAAAGATATTACTTTGTGAGCCATATTATTTTTTAGATAACTTATATTCTAATCCACTGGTTTGAGAACCTGGATTAGATTGTGATTTAGAATCAATTATAGAATCATTTGCCCATAAACGAGTAGATTTGTAAGCAGCAGGTGCTGACATCTTCTCTTTACTTTCTCTACTCATTGGAGTAAAACTCTCTGGTGGAACAAACTCTTTAGCCTTTTCTTTCTTAAAAATCATAGTATTAATATTTATTATGAGCCTTTAACCCACTTTTTAGATGAGGAGGCTGTCTTACTTGGAGACCATTTAACTTTATTTGCCCAATAAGCAGCACTCATTTTACCTTTAGCAATGTTCTTTGCGTGACGAGACTTAAACGCCTCGCGCTGACCTGCAGTTTGATTCGTTTTAACACCTGCTTGACCAAAGCGAATAAGCTTAATTTGGTCTCCGTCTTTAGCTAAGACAATATGAGACTTACCGTTATGAGTACTTCTCTTAGGCTTATTAATTCCCGAAAGACCATACTTCTCTAGCTTGTTCTTTATTGAATCGTTAATCATTTTTTCTTAGCTGTTTTAGCCGCCTGCTTAAATTGCTTTGCTGTTGGCGCACCTTTGCTTCCAACTTTTCTCATTTTTTCTCCAGAACCAGCTTCAATTCGTTCCCGCTTAGCGTGAATATTAGCATATAACCCATTTTTCATCTTGCTTATTTTCTTAATTTATAAGATAATCCAGGAGTTGGATTTGCTGTATCACGTTGCGAATCAACAGATATCCATTCTGTTTCTTTTTTTGGCATCTGCTTGATGGTATTCTCTCTAGGTAGCGGAGTTGGAGATTCTATTCGTTTAATTACCTTTGGCTCCATTTCTCTTAATACAGGTTCTTGTTTTTCTTGCTTTGCCATTTTTTTACTTAAAAGTTAGTCTATAAATTGTTTGATCTACTAATCCATTAATTTCATCTAAGATGTTTGTTAAAGCAGAATTACCCATTACAAACATTCTAGCGTCGCCCGATATATAAGATTTAAATGATTCTAAGAAAGTGACAGGAGCATCCATTGTGTATGGCTTAACTTCCATATCGCATCCTACCATCATTCTACCGTAGCATCCTTGATACGACTCAATAAACTTATCCATTAATTCATTAAATCCTTCATAGAATTCTCCTAATGCTTCGTGTTCTGCAAAAGAAGAAGTTTGCCAATGGAAAACTTTTGCCTGAGCAGATGCTTCTAACATCTCGCATAACAATTCTTCTTGAGGATTTTCTGCTCCTTCTGATTCGGATGAAGGCTGAGAATAATCATTCATTAAACTACCGAAAGCTGTCGCTCTTTTAGCTTTTTGCATTTCTAACAGACTTGCCATAACTTATTTCTTATTTTTTGATGCAAGATACTTAAAATAATTTACTTGTTTCTCACGTTTTTCTATACCTGCTTTAGTTTTAGCAGTTCCAAGGTTCTTTCCAGTTGTTTTGGAGACTAACTTGTAGCCTCCCTTTATTTTCTTTATCATCTTATTTACTATTTAAAATCTGCTGGTAGTTCTGGTAAAGCGGAAGTAGTATCTTTTACGGAACTCTTAACTTGTATTTCTTTAACTTTTCTTGCGGCAGCATTCTCAAATCCAACCTTATTTAGATCCTTTCTTAACATTGTATCGTAATAAATTGCATCTCCAAACGCTTTCTTCAAAGCAATTGCTTGCGCTTCTGGACTAGTAGCATTGTATAAAATGTTTAGATAAGTAGGGATATTGTCTTTTAATTCTACCCCATCCTTTTCAATTAACATCTTAACGTAGCTGCTTGCATATTTTTTTGCATCACTAGTCTCTAATCCTTTGATATAATTCTTGAACGTTTGTTCTTCTAATCTAAGATCAATTTTATCAGATTTAGCTTCTTTAATAATGCGCTTAATGTCGCGCGTTACTTGAATTCTATCTGTATTAATACGCTTGTTTTCGTAGTCGATTAAATCTTTTAATTGTTGCTCTTTTTCAAAATCACTAAGAGTTTCATTCTTTTTAGCATCGGTTGCTTTAAACATTGTACCAATACCACTTTTAAAGAATGCTCCCATTGCATTAGAATAATCTCCAGTTAAATACTTAGATTTTAATTTAGGATTAATTCCTTCTCCATACATTCCATTATAAGCTTTATCTCCCATCCATTCAGCTGCAGCATACATTGTAGATACTAAAGCATTGTACTCTGGAGTCGTAATAATTGCTTCTGAAGCTTTCTGGAATCTTTCCGGAGACAGCCCAAATCCAGTATTCTTTTCTAAACCTTGGAACAATACTTTATACATTGTCAAGATGTTTTCATTTTCAGCTCCTTCTTGAGAAAAGAAGATATTTTTTAAATGATCTTGACTAAGCTTTCTTCCATAGAAATAATCTTCGTTATCTAAGTACTCTGAAATAGCCTTAAATGTAGGAGGCATTAAGGTAGATTTTAAATTAGGCAAGTATTTTTTAAACTCTGCTCTAAATGCATCTAACTTATCGCGATCTTCTGTAGGAGGCGTCATTCCATTCATTTGATAATGAATGGTCTCGGCAATATTCTGTGCAATGTTCCAGAAGAATTTAACCGGAGCTGGAACTTGAATAGCAGTATAACTTAATGTACCATCAGCATTTTTGCCAAACGGATTCATAAATATAAGCTTTGTTTCCTTGTCGCGTTTAAGATCTTTATTCTCCCAATCCGCTCCAGCAACAAGCATATTATATAATGTTACTCCTGCAATAAGTCCCATTGATTGAGAGATCTTATTAAAGAATTTAACTTTATTATTTTTTACATAACTAGCTGAAATCTTAGCTACTTGGAATTGAATATTAAAGAAAGGCAAGAAACCATTACCAAACTTAGTAGCCAAACCACCACGGTTAAAGTCCATAGCGGATCTGGCTTTGTAAGCTGCCTCCAATTGAATTCTTTTTAATGCATCTGCATCAGGATCTGTTCCGTTGCTTTTCTTATAAGATTTAATTAAATCACTTTTAACATTAGTGTAGGCTGCTAATTTAGCCGCTATTTCAGATACGTTACCTAAATAACCTAACACATCGCCAACCTTACCTAAGTAAGTAGAATCATCTGTCTGAGTTGTCATCAAGCCTCCAGCTTCTCCATACTCTTTAATTAAGTTAAGTATTTCAGAATTGTCCCCAATCTTAGAACTAGCTTTAGCCATCTTAGCCATAATACTAAATGTACTTCCAAAACCTTTAGCCATCTGAGCCGTAACGCCTAATCCGTGTCCGCTGTAAATGTTATTGTAATATACTTGAGATAAGATATCGACAGGGATGTTTCTTAACACAAAGAATGGGTTAGCGCCTACAGCCATTGTCTGGGTAACCTTAGCTCCTAATACATTAGTTGCAAGCTTATACCAAGCATTAGCTGTATCATATAATTGCTCATCATAGAATTCTTTAGCGTATGCCTCTTTAAGTTGAACAGCAAATCTTTTGCCATCTTTCTTATAGAACATATTTCTAAATCCATCATCAGCACCTTCGATCTTAGGAGATCCATCTTTCTCTAAAGCATCAACACCTTTCTTTAATTGAGTAATGTTAGCTGGTTTTAACCAAGTAAGTTTCCCTCCGGAAGCACTTATTGCCCCCAGCTCCTTTGCCATATTCTGAATAGCGCGATTAGTAAACACACGATGCTGAGCGGCAATCATAGCCATCTTCAACATCTTTTCAGTATCTACCTCTGCAAAGTCATCGCTACCACGACCGATCTTAGCAAGTTCTTCTTTAGTAATTGTAACTCCTCTAGTATTAAATGCAGTAGCAGGGATATCCTCTAAATCAATATCGAACAAGAATTGACGAGGGATATACTCATAATCTTTATATAGATCATAAGTCTCCTTGGTAATCATCCCATTATCATATTTATACTTAAGAATATCAGAAAATGCACCAAATAACTTATTAGCCCGATCATTAATTTTGTTGAATGCTTCATCGCCCAAGTGTTGTTTAAGTTTATCTAACTCTTTTTGCGCAACACTTTTATTATTATCGATTTCGGCACCAGTACCGTATTCATTAAACTTAGGATGCTTAGGCATTTCAAGAGCTTTCTCTCCTTCTTTTAATCCATTCTTTTTCTGGTCTGCAATTCTGTTTTCAAAGTTAGTATCAACAGCAATTACACGTCTTAATTGAGCAATGTCATTTAAGTAATTCTTTTCAGCCTTACTTAACTTGCCAAAGATTTCTAATTGAGCCTCGCCAAATTTACGAGTAGCATATGGAGTCGCTCCTGCTTTATTGTAAAGCATATAGAATGTTTCTTCCATCCCGGCATCTCTTAATGCATCCGCAATATTCGCGTTTCTTTCGAATAATTCTTTGTAGATATTCTTAGGTAGCGCTAAAGATCTTAAGTTCTTCTTTTCTTTAGCCTTATCTTCAACTACCTTTCTTGCTGATCTAGTACCGTCCCAAAGGTTAGCCTTTTGTTGGCGTATGTTGTCCGATTCTGTGCTGAATGAACCGTTGTTACCTGTAGCAGATTTTGCTTGATTAGGATCAAATACTACAAACTGTTTAACGTTAGATCCTTCCTTATCACTAGTAGTCAATACAACACCTTCTGCAGTAGTGTTATTTAATAACTCATTTTCTTTAGCGCGCAATTGCTTAAATGAATCATTGCGATCCATTGTGCTAAAGTCTAAATTTTTAGCGCTTAAGAATACTGGCATCTGGATATCTCCATATTGTTTTGCAGCAGATAATTCTGGCGTAAAGAAGATTCCTTTGTCGTGTACTCCAAAACGTTTTTGCTCTAAATTAAATTGATCAAACTCGGCGTTTGTTCCGTGATATATTACTTGAGGTTCTCCATTTTCGTCAACAAACTTAGATGCGTTTTCTGGATCATTCTCCCAATCTCCAAACCAGTCTTTGAATTGTGGAGTGCGAACTGTAGCATACTGCTTCTCATCTAAGTTAGATGGTTTACCGTTTGGAGCAAGTCTTGTGATTTGCTGGCGAGTGATAGATTCGTTAGGGTCTAAATATCCTAATAGGGGAGCGATTAACGTTCCTTCATTATACGGGCTAAGGTCAATATCAAGAATTTCAAGTCTAGGTAACTTGCTTACTTCTTTTAATTTAGGAGCATTTAATACACCATTTGCTGTAACAGAGACACTTCTGGCTTTAGTTAATTCAGGAAGAGTTATATTTGATCCATCAGATATGCGTATTTTACCGCCAATTTGAGTTAATTTATCCGCAGAAAATTTAGATGCTTCGTCTATTATTAGCCACCCTGGGATAGTCAATAGACTTGGCACTTCTAAACTAGATTCTCCAACTAATTTAGTTGATTCGGTAGAATTAAGACCAAGTGTAGTTGCTTTAGGTAGTTTTAAGGAAGCCCCCCCGTTAAGAAAAGTATTTTCCAATACTCTCTCTAAAGAAGGTAATACTAAATGTGAATTTTTTTCGACTTCTAATTGCCCAATTGTTTGTACTCTATCTGCGTTTAATTTAGAAGATTGACTTACTCTGATTAATTTTAATGCTTGTTCTAGATTATTAACGTTTAATGTGCTTTCTTTCTGTAAAACAATTTGATCTGTCATTTTAACAGAATTCAAATTTATTTCACTATTATCTACAGCCCTAATAGATAATACAGTTCCAGCGAATTTATTTGCATTTAATTTTGAATTATTTGTTATACTAATAATTGTTTGATGGTCATCATTGGATATTAGATTTGGTAAATTTAAATCAATTTTACCTCCGGCGTATATACCATATTTTATTGATTCAATATTAGGTAAATCTACAACCTTATTTTCATTTAAATCAAGATCTCCCTCAATCTCAAGTTCACTAATAGACTTTAAATTTGGAATAATTGCCGAATCAGGGAAAGTAGATTTTTTTAAATTAACATATAATGATGCATTAATTGATTCTAAACTATTTGCAATTAATTTACCATCCTTAATGCGTAATTGCGCATTTCCCCCCCAGTTTTTTATTTTACCAAGATTTTTCACTGACGGGATATCAAGTACAGAATTTTCCGGCAAAACAAATTCATCAAATAAAATTTCATTTAATTTCTTAGCTTCAAAATAATATTCCTGATAAAGGTTTGTATTGTAATCTTGTGATATTTCAATAGATCCTTCTAATTCATTCGCAATTAATCTTCCAAAATCAGAAAAATTTATTCCTTGTGTGGACTTTAATTTAGGCATATTAACCAAATTGCTAGTAAATAAGCGAATTCCTCCTTTGGAAACTTTTATTAATTCAGGGAATGCTGATTCTTCTCCATTAACAGTTAAAGATCCTATGTGGTATTTAATTTTTAGTGTATCTAATTTACCTATTTCTCGCGCGCCATTAGATGGAGCTATATAAATCGCATTTTCGCCTAATCCAAATTTATCAGATAGTTTTTCGATGTAATTAGTTACTCCTGCTTGTATATTTTTTAATAAATAATTGTTGTTGCCATATGATCTATCTGGCGTTTCAAGGATATCTAATAATGTTTCAATATCATATTTATCTGCCAAAGCTAATATCCCTTTCTCAAATTCTGGAACCGGCTTAGAAAAATCTCCTATTGGACTTGTTGATACAATATATTTAAGATCAGGATCTAATTGATCAAGAAGATGCGTTCCAACCTCTTGTGCTTTAGCATCTTTTGCGTAAGATTTACCATCTGGTAATGTATCTACAACTTCTTTTAATACTGCATCATCAGTAGCAGTAATAGATTGTCCTTCGCCTAATCCTCTTAATTCAGCAATTTTATTATTACCATTATATCTTATAGCAATTCTAGCATCTCCAGTTTTACCATCAACAAATACATAAAAATCCCCATCACGCAATTGAGATGCTGCTGTCCCAACAGACCCGCCTGTGCACCATTTAGCTGGGTATTTATGAGACGTGTTAGCAATCTTATACAAAGCTTCCGCAGCCGCGGGGTTATTCCCTTGAGGGAATTTAAGCCAAGTTCCTTCTCCTGTAGAACTTTCTTTAAATATATAAGTTTTTAATTCAGAATATTCTAACTCAACCTTAGGTTTATTTAATGATGCGTATTGATATGCTTCTCCAGCATTAGCTAATTTATTGCCATAATCATTGTAAACAAGAGCCGCCACATCAGGTTGAACTGTATTAAATGATCGTTCGGTAGTATTGTATTGAGATGGCTTTATTGATTTACGAGAAACTTCTTGTGCTTCAGCATCGGTAATCTCATATCTATTACCAATAATATCTTTAACTATTGCGTACTGAAATGGAACGCTATAGTCATTATTCCCAATTAAATAGTTAAGGTTGGCTAATAAATCTGATTTTTGAATTGCAGCTGTCTGATCAATAAATTGTTTTCTAGATGACTCTGAATCACGAATCATTTCCCATTGAGTTCTTAAGTCAACAGCATTCTCTCTAGTAAATTTATCAATCTGACTTTGGATGTAAGGGGGATAAAGAGTAGTCAAGTAGTATTTATTACTTTCTGTTGCTGCAGCCTTAATTTCAAATAACTCATCCTGCATCTTTTGGATGATTTCTTCTTTAGTTCCGTAAGAATATAATTTATTCCCACGGGCTTCCTCACTAAATAAAGCGCGCGCCAACCAAACGTCATCAAGACCCAAGCCTTTGACGGTCTTTTGGTACTTCTTAAACTCAGGTGTATCTGTTAAGTTACCCTCTTTAAGCTGTTGTCTTGTTACGTCAGCATCACTATCAACAATTGCCGCGTTATTCAACTGTGGATCAAATGTTAAATCAGTTGGCTGAATAGCATTTAAGCGAGACGCTTCCTGGTAAGCTTCTGTACCTGGAATTAATCCTTCTAGGCGAGCTTTTTGTGTTTCATTTAATACAACAGGTTTGCTATCTAAATAAGACACATCAATCTTCTTGCCCTTCTGCATAGATTTTGCAAATCCTTCAAAGAACTTTGCTAATTCTTCTGTCTCAGCATACTTGCCTAAGTACTTGTCTGCCAGGTCATTAAGAGCTTTAATGTTAAATAATTTAATGAAGTCGTGTATAATGTTTGCAATATCTTGAAGCATTGTTCTTTGCAATCTAACCTCACGAGATGTTAATCTACCAGCTAGTTCACTTAAAAACTCTTCTGCACGTCTTTGCTCTTGACCCTTTTCTGTTAATGTAGAGAAGTCATATGCGCTTGCAAAATCAGATAATTTCTTAGAGTCTGATTTACTTAAGACGTCTAAGATTTTCTTTTGCATTTCAACAAACTTAGCTGGACTCTTTGCCGCTAGACTTGTTACTGCTAAGTGAAATACTTCGTGACCATAAGTACTTTTATCTGCTAAAGTCGTATTAACAATTACAGTAGGGTTTGTCCCATCTTGATTAGCTGCAAATGTACCTGCAGATCCTTGTGCCAAGTCTCTTGCTTTTTCTGGAGAATGAAATTTCTCAAGCTCTTTTGCAAAAGCTTCTTCGCTGTTAACCAATACAAGTTTTGCCTTAGGATCGATTGATTTAAGGGCTTTGTCAAACTGAGCAATTTCTTTAACCTGTTGTTTAGATTTACCCTCTAAAATAGGTTCTGCACTTTGATCTTGAGTATGGTCTACTTCTAAAGGAGCTGTAGGAGCTTGCGCCGGCTCTGCACCTTGCATAGCAGTAGGAGCTTTTTCTGCTTGTTCCTTTGCTTTCTTTTGCATCTCTTTGAAGAGTTGCTTTGTTTGCATTACATTTAGCTCTTCTTTCTTTTTATCAAGGTTATCCTGTAAAGATTTCTGAAGATCCGGATCTGTGATCTTTTCTAGATCAGCTTCCATCTTCCTAATCTCAGTCATCTTTGTTAGGGCTTCTTTTCTGCTTTTAGGATCCATTGCAATTAATAGATCGTACTTAGCAGTCGTCTTATCTGCATTCTCCTTAACAATTTTATTTGCTTGAATCTGGGCTGTCTTGCGAACCTCTTCTGATAATGATGGATCCGCCGCAATCTTGTTAAACTCTACAACTTTGCGCTTTTGATCAAAGGTTAACGGCTCAACAGATGCCATCATAACCGGTCCGCTAATTACTCCACCTGTAGCAAATCCAATTAAACCAGCATTAGCCGCTTTGTCTAATGATTCATTAAATTTATTTGAATCAAATTTACCGCTTCTAATAGTATCAATAGTAAAGTTACTTACCTCAGTAAGGATCTCTTCAATGCTTTCTCCTGCAGATCCTTTAAGGGCTTTCTTTATTGCAGATCCGTATGTTCTACTAATTAAATCCCTTACTCCGTCCTCTCCTTTTTCTTCAAATACTTTCTTTAATTGTTGTTTAGCTCCAGTAAAAGATACTTCTCCTATAGCGGCGCCGGCAGCTTTTAATGCTTTAATATCTGTAAGGAATATATTCTCAATAAAACCGGCAGCAATACCTTTTGCGGTTGCAGTAATTCCATCTGCTGCGGAAATATCTTGGTCTTTCTTGTACTCTTCAGTTAAATTAGATCCTCCCTCAAGTATTGCTGTAGGTACAATTACGCTTCCTGTAGCAGTAATAGCAAGCAAATTTGGTATTTGCTGAACAACAGACAACCCTAGCTTTGTCATTCCATCCATAAAATCTCCTTCTTGAGGGGATGTTAATAATGCAACTGGATCTTTCCCGACGTTTTTATCTGATATGCCTGAATTAACCTCAGCAGCTGCCATTTGAGCGCTACTAAGTTCTTGAGACATTTGTCCTAATTCAAAAAGCTTTTTTGTTGCTGGGGCTCCACTAAATGCGTTTGTCTTTGCATAATCATTTGCTTCAATTAATTCGTCGGCTCCAATTAATTTAAAGATTCCCTCTCCAATACCAGTTGCAGCTGAGTCGAATAGCTTCAATGCTGTAGCAGATGCGCTTAGTAAAGAGCCCATAATGCCCAATCCTCCAGATTTAAATGCTCGAGGAAGTAGCATATTTATTAACTCTCCGCCTGTTCCAGATGCTTGACCTATTGCTTTATCAAAATTCATTACAGAATAAGCTGATGCTACACGCTTTTGCTGTTCTTCAATTTCTTTTACCTTATCTTCTGATAAAGCGCTAAGCACAGGAGACTCATATTTTTTGATGGGAATTTGTGGCGCTAAACCGGTGCTTTCTGAGGCAATTGTTTCACGCCCTGGAGCTGGCATATTAACCTCTCCAGCAGATTTCGTCATTACAAATGGGGTCTGCTCTACAACATCTGCTGTAGGACGATCCGAAGGCATAGCTGTTTCTACAGCTGGCTTTGTGATTTTAAAATCAGTTGAAGGAGCTTTTGCTGCTGGCTTTTGAGTAATGCCAGTAGATACAGCTACAGATGTTTTTGGGGCAATATCTCCCTCTTCAATTCCTAATCTCTTACGAATTTCAGCTTCTTTTGACTTATCTTTTACAAATAAATCTTGTAAAGACTTCTTTTTATTGCTCGCAGAGACCGAAGAACCACTTGCCCCAGACGATGCCATAGGCTTTTTTTTTTGACCGGCAGGAAAGCTTTGCTGTATGTTAGCAGCTATTTGTTCAATGCCTCCTTGTGTTTCATTTATAGGTTGGTCAAGAAATTCTGAAGGAAGTTCTGGTAATTCGAAATCAGCCATTTGTATTGATTTGGTGAAAAATTAAAAAGCTCCCACAAATATAACAATAATTGTGGGAGCTTTTGTAAACATTATCTTTAATTAATTAACAGTTGGATTTGTTTTAACGTATTTGGTGTATTTGCTAATATAATCAGACAAATCTGTAATTTTACCTTGTCTTAGCATTGTCCTAGCATCCTTGTCAATCATTTTACGAGTAACCTGTGTTCTTGCACCTGTTTTTCCGTTACGAATGTACCCTACAGCTTCATCATCTGCAGGAGGTATATAACCAACATACTTGCCACTAGCTTTCTTAATTGATTTAAATCCATTAATAAATTTATCCCCAAGACCAGCAGCGTATGCTCCAGCGCCTGCAACAGCTTCTAATTTATTAATAAACTCATCTTCTGGAAGTTCAATTTTATTCCATCCAATTTTAGCCCCAGCTAAATCAGTTTCATCTGTCCACAAACTTCCATCAGTTTTATAATAGGTTTCTGCCCAAATTTCTCCTTTAGCATTACGTCCAACTGAACTAATAATGCCTTCTTGTCCAGGTAGAACTGCAATTTTTATTGGCTTACCAGTAGGCATTGTTTTAACCTTACCTCCAGCTACAGGAACATTAACCTCGCCAATGTTGCCCGCGCCAAATGTAGTATTCTTAGGAGTGCCTCCGCCTCCTTTTGTCGGCTTCCAAACCTTTGGTTGACCAATTACTTTTTCATCGGGCTTTTCAATGGTCTTATTAAAGAAATGCTTGTAGATATCTTCATTTGTATTAAATGCTCCCGCAACACCAGTAATATTCTTTTTGAGAATCTTCATCATCTCAGGATTTTGAGCCTCTAATGTTTGTACATCTCTTGTTGCCCAATCTGTATCTGTAGGGTCCGTTAATGCTTTTGTAGTAGGATCGTATCCCATTCCAGCAGGAATCTTTCCATTATATCCAATTGTATATCCTTTTTGGTCTTTATAGTATCCATCAACATTTTGATTTGGACGAACACTTTGACTAATCTTTTTAAGGTATAATACTGGATCGTAGCTACCCAGTACCTGATCATCCATTCTTGTTACAAGATCTTTAGCGTTTGTAATAGTTTTATCAAGCGCTAACCCATCAATTGATTTTACAGAACTTGCAAAGCTTTTTAATAAATCTTTGTCAGCAATTAATTGCTTAAACTTTTCTTCTCTAATTTCGCCAAAAGTTTCCCAATATTCTTTTTTGTCTTTAATTTCAGAAATCTTATTGCGAACTAATCCTAGCTTTGCGTAATCTAAATTACCTGTTGCTGAAATGTTATTAGCCATTTCGCCCATAGTTTGGCTAACCATTTTCTTCACATCTTCTCTGCCAAAAAGATTTACATCTTTCTTAAGAGATTCGAGGTTTTGAAAAATATGATCCGCAACATCGTAGTCGTGTTGCTTACGAGCTAAGACTGTAGTGAATGCATTTCCTAAACTAGTACTAGCTTGATTAAATGCTCCTGCAATTTTTTCTGCTGGATTATATATAAAATTTTCTGCCATTTGGAATGGTTCTTAATATTATGATTTTACCTATCTATTTTTATAAATTTCGCCAAGAGCAGCCATTTTTGAATCAGCAGCACCCCAATCCATAAGACCTTTTCCTACAGTACTAAATAATTTCCCTCCACCGCCATAAATAGCTGCCTCTGCATCTGCAATTGATGCCATACTTTGTTGCTCTCCTGAGAATGCGCTTTGCTTTAATGCTAGTCCTTGTGAAAGTTTATTTTGAGCAATACCTAATTGCGCTTGACTTCTACCTAACATAGAAGAATATTCTGCACCTCTTTCCCTTTGTATACCTGCTGCTTGTTGTCCTAATGCAGAGTAATAATTTTGTAATGCAGTTTGCTTCTCTTGTTGACCAAAATTAGCTTGCATTAAATTAATGTTCTGATTTTGAGCAGCTTCTTGCCCACCAGTAAGTGCCGCTAATGCCATTAAATCAGATCCTGATCTTGCACCAACAGATCCTGCTCTAAAAGCATTCGCCGCGGATTGTCCGGCTTGCTCACGCATAATACCAGTACCAGCCATTTGACCTGCACCAGCTGTACGTTTAGCCATTTCAGCTGTAGCTCCTAACTTGTTGTACAATGAAACATCAGCCGTATAAGTAGGTAACGCAGCCGCTTTGGACTCTAATCCCGTATATCCGGCATTAAATTCATCTTGCTGTTGCTTATTAAAAGCGCGTAGTCTTTCAGCCTGCTTTTTTGCCTCTGAAAATTGACCAGATGCGCCAATTATGCTACCTATAGCACCTATGCCTTCTAAAGCAATTCCTACAGGGGAAAGACTATCTAATAATGATTTACCTACTGATGATCCCATTTTTTATTTATTAAGAGTGTCCAACTACCGGTTTTAGTTCAACATCAATCGAATTAATTCGCATATTTTGCGTTCTATCGGTTAAAGTTACAACAAATTTGTTTAGATAGCCAACAATGTAATATCCTTCTGTTAACCTTTTGTCTACTGTGTTTACAATACGGATTGTTTGTCCAGCTGTAGCGCCTGAGGCGAATACAACTGTTGTTCCGTTTGTTGCAGTATAGGTTGTTGGCGATTTTAATACTGTATTTACATATACTTCAATTGCTCCTAAAATATATCCATCTGTTATTGTAAACGTAGTCTGACCAGCCGTTGCGGTAAACGTTTGCTCTTTTAATATTTCAGATGGAATTGCGCTTAATGGAGTGTTTAAATCTCTCATAACGTGAGCATATAACTTGCTGTCCTCCACTAAAAAGTTAGCGCTATTTAACGTAGTTCTTTGACTATTTTCATTTGTTATTTCAATGTTGATTAATCCATCTTTAACAAAATTATCTTTAGTATAGTCAAACACATTCATATTATGCCAAACCGCTAAATGAGTAGGCATAACAGGCAATTTGCTATTGACAATAAACGAAACTGATGAATTATAATTAGTCCCAAATAAAGAATTGTAATCAGTCTGACTGTTACTTTGAAGGGTTTTATATGCTTTATTATTCTTTATCATCATTGTTTTGTCTCCAAAACTTTCCGAGAAATCTGGTCTGAATGTATATGAAGAAATCCAACGCTTCCTGTTGTCTGAATATCCAACAGTTGTTTCTTCTCCAACTATACCAGCAAAGCATATATTGTAGAATGAATCATACGCAAATCTCATTACTCCAGATTTTTTTAGGAAAAAAGATTTCATAAAAATATCACTAATGATTTCTGCCCCTTGCTCTGTGTAGCGAAGAACTTTCTTATTAAAATTATCCCACCACCATACAGTTCCTCTGTAGTTGTGCGCAGATAATTTATCTTGTAACCCATAATTGTATCCTATATTTCTAACGGTTCCAATTACATTTGAAGATAAAGATACAATAGTTGAATTATCTCCCTGTAATAACTCTTGTTCTCCAAGAAGAGCGTAAGCAACTTCTTTCTCACATAAAACAAGGAGCATAGATCCATTCCCTTGTAATCTAGACACTCTTTGCAACGAATTGATCTTACCGTTCTCCGTAGGAACATCCGCGCTGTCAAGGGCAAAGAATGAGCTCAGGTTGTTAACTTTGGTGCCTATAATATAGTTGCCTCCATAGCGAATAGTATTTGTTCTATTTCCTAAAGAAGACGATGTCGTAGTTTTAGTTACTTGAACAGAAGGTTTGCCGGAAGAGGTATTCCAAAGCTGATTTGACACCGCATTCGATATAGCTCTTACAACATATTTAGTCTTAGTTGCAGATACCTTTGCATCAGGATTATAAGCCGTTGTAATCTTAGGAGCAGTTCTACTTCCTAAAAACGTAGCAATAACGCCATTATCTACAGCGGTCTGCTTCTTAACATTGATATTAAGTGAGCTTGGTCCTGCCATCAAGGGAACCGTCAACCGATATGTGAGATAGAATTTATCGTTAGCTGTAATATCTGTTGCGTATGAAGCTAGAGTTTTAGTCTGAGTAAAGTTTACGGTAACTGTCCCTGTATCTGTAGCCGTAATTGTTTCAGTGTATAATAGTTGTTCGGCAATAAAAACAACCGGGGTTCCGTAAACGTTGGTGGTATTATTATAAGGCACACGCATTACTTTTGCATAAATAGCCCATTCGCAACTACCAGAAATGGCAAATGGAATGTTCTTTGTAATAAGTAATTTGTGTTCAACAGTTAGAAAATTACTAGATAATTGCGTCGCAACATCATAATATCCAGATAGAGCTACTTCAGGTCCACTAGAGCCATATGCCCCAGATGTATCTATAATGTTTGCTCCGTCTTGGTTTACTCCAGTAGTAAATGAAGTAAAATAAGGAACGTTAAGTACGTCTGATGGAGCAGTAGATGAAAAAGATACAATTGAAAACCCCGTACCATACGCGGTATTGATTTGGCAATTAACTTGAGTTTGCACTCCAAGAGTTACCTCTGCAGGAGAAGTCTTAGTTGTAGTCTTTGTAAATGGACTAGCCGAATAAACCGGTAGCTCTAATTTTTGGAATACTGTATCCCCAATTAATTTATCGGTATTTAATGTACCGGCTGCTTTAATTGTTTTAACTTGACCTGCCGCCCAACTTGTAATATCCATCAAGTTACCGTATTCATAAAACACAAGAGACTCGTCTTCTTGCACTTGTTTTGGCGTAAATATTTCAAAGTAAAATACAGATGAATTCGGAACTATTGGATTAGTCATTTCTGCGCCAGTATAGTCGCAATAAATAAGGTTTCCGCTTTGACCAGTTATTTTTAAATTTAATATACCGTTTGTTCCAGTATTAATTGATATGCGATCTCCATCAGTAAAGTTGTAAACAGAATTTGCTCTAAACATTCCCATTAAATCAACTACTAAACTTTTTACGCTTTTTAATTGATCTTTGGTAATAGACTGGCTTAATACAATTTCTTCGGTAATTGCTCCTGTTGTAGCGTTTGTATTTATCTGAGTTAATTCAAAAAATATGTTACTAGCATATCCTTCGTAAAAATATGACTTATCCTTATTCTTAGTATATACTAATTGTGCATACTTAGCCCAAGAAGGCTTTTGCCATCCAGACTGTAAAGTAATGTCTATTGCCGAAATTATTGGGTAAACAAATTTGCCAGTAGATAAATTAATATACTTTTCAACTCCCCTAGTTTTCATTGCTTCGTCATAATAAGCAAATCCAATACCATAATTAGAATCGTTAGCAAACGGTTTGTAGTACGGAGAAGATGTCTCAGAACTACTAATACTAGCTTCAGTAAATAAAGGAGTTCCTAAGTAATTGTTATAAATTCCTGAAGTTGAATCAGGAAAATAACTGTATTCGGCGTTATCTGTTAAAGTAAACAATAAATTGTTTGCTGTAATAGCATTGTCGTCTACAATGTTTGCTAAAAAAATTCTGTTCTTAGCAATCTCAATATGCTTTGCAATAGTAGGAATTGCATCAAAAGATTTGGTGCCGGTAACGCTGTCTAAGCTTTCATATACTTGACCAGTCCAAGTTAATGTTCCTGCATCAACTCCTATTTTATTTGAATCAATTCTTCTCCAAGTCCCAGCATTGCCAACCCTTACATACACTTCTAATGTTTCTGCAAAAGTGGGTTTTCCTGTAAAACTGTAAGATAAATTATATTGTACAACACCTTTTTCCCCTTTATACATTTGAGAGTAATTGCTCAATACAGAAAACTCTCCTGATATATATTGGTATCTAGAAGCAAATTGAAAATCATTGGCTTCTAAAAAAGGTTTTGCTAATAATGGATTTAATGCCGCCTTAACAATAGTAACTACATTATTAGGAGTTCTCTTTTGAAGAGTTAAGTCTGCAACACTTAATGTAACTCCAGTTCCTTGTAGCATAGAGTATATTAAAACTGTTCCATCTCCACAATAGTTCCAAATTAAACAGTCTCCTAATACTTTTAAATCTGGCACAAAATTAGCGTCAGAAACTCCGTGAGTATAAGTTACAATCGCCGCAGCCGCAGTATCTAATGCTGCATTTAACTGGTATATTGTAGCCGATGTGCCATTTGTATTTGATAAAACATAGATATATCCATCAGGGCTTTGAAATGTTGCTTTAATTGTTCCAGTAATAGTTCCTACAGAAGTAGCTTCTTTTATTGAATCAATCATTTTAATTGCACCCGCACCCCCATCTACCCCAATATCATATATAATATTAGACGCATCAGAATAATCTCCCTGTATTAAATTATTAGGATCGACATCTTTATTTAGTCCACCAGAAGTTACTAATGATATTTTTGCCATTTAATTAGTTTTTAAGCGAACCGTAAATACCGTTTCTAATTGTTCCAAGAATTTCTGCATAATCAAGTGAATTCATAGTTGCCTTGAATTTACGATATGCGTTTAAGTAGCCTTGCTCAGCTAATTGAAATTTACCTAGAGTTCCTCCTGCAGCTTGAGCTGCTTTCATCTCAATGTATTTAATGATTACGTCTGTCGCGTATGGCGTAACAAGGTTAGCGCTTGATCTAGATACTGCAGAAGTCATATAAATTAATGTAACTTTTGATAATACCATTTCATTACCAAATACTAATTCAGAATTAGTCTCATCAATATCAAACGTTAATTTAGGTTGACGTTTTCTTCCATAATAACGACCAATCAATTCCCCACGAGTATTCATATTAGTATTCCCCGATATCAAATTATAATTGATTTCTGAGTCATAATTAATACTAGTAGAAGATGGATAAGGAATTTTATTCCCTCCAGAATCTCTATTATAAATCTTATTTAATCTAGTGTCTCTTTCCATAGGAAGAGCGCGTTCTCCGTGTTTAACAGACACCTCAATGAAATCGATATAATCAGCCGGTAAGATTGCTCTTTGATAAGAGGTTACATCTAACTCAACCATCTTAATGTTGCCTAGCGAAAAATGTAAAGACAACTCATCCATAATCCGCAGACCGTGGTGGAGGTATCTTGAATAAAAATGTAAAGGTAAATTCTTGTCTAACAAGGCTTCCCTTACAATTGTATTAATAGATTTAGTTTTCATTTATTATTGCGCTTGTAACTTCTCTGATTGTATTTCTGCTTGTGCAACTTTGCCATTGCTCAATGTAAGCATAACGTCATTAATAACATCCATTTCAACTTCTGGCGAGATAGATAACATTTCCTCATCAGCAAATTCTCTAAAGTCCATTACTAATAACTGGGCATCTACTGATGTTACTGTTCCATTAGCAGTTAAAGTAATATCCTTTGTGAAATAAACTTTCTTGCCTTGAAGATAATATCCAATTTGGTTTTCTAAATAGGAAACATTTGTACCTTGAAAAACAATTACATCTTGAGCCGGCAATGGGATATAAGGAATAAAGGGTTGCCCAGGAGCAGTTATAGCCCAAATACCCATATCTAATGGAAGATTTAATGGAATAGCCGGCAATGTAATGTACGCTCTATTAAGCCCTGGCGATTCTGATGTTACCGCACAAGCCTTAGTAATTAATGCTGATCTAGGAATCTCATATGATCCAGCTTTAAAATACTCAGATGTCTGTATCTTTAAAACCTTATTAAGAGATTGTTCTACTAAAAAGCGAACCTCTCTTAAGTCTAAGATATCAGATACGTTTTCTTTGTCAATAAATCTAGCATAGATTCTTGATACTTGTTCTGCTATTCTATTTTTAGTTGTCATCGTTCGTCATTTTTTTGGTTAGCATCTTTTAGACCCTCAACACCTAATAAAGTTTGCTCATCTAAAGCTACACCTAAATACATTAATGCGCGAGATAAAATATCTCCATAATATCTGTCTGAAACTTGAATATCTTTTGATCCTGATGTAACGTGAACTATATTTCCATTAGCGTCAATTGTGTATTTGTATTCAGCATCTACCGGTTTTTTAATATAAACTAAGGTATATGTAAAGGTTGCACCTCCTGTTGGAACAGGAGCGACTTGAATCTTAGAGTCTCCCGCAGAATCAATAAATATTGTAGCACAAGGAAACTTTAATTCAGGGATTAAGATAGAAGAGTTAACTCTTTCAAAGAACTCATCATAGCTATAGATAGATCCTTCATAGTTAATGCCACTAGTATCCTTTGCATATACGGCTAATGCTTCAATAAAATCTCCTAAATCCTGCGGAATATTCTGCACTCCAGTAGAAGCGGTAACTGCAAATTCTTTTCTTTTGACCAATAAATGATCATATTCAAACTTTTTAGTTTTTCTAAAACGAAATATTACAGCTGAAATCCAATCGCCAACTGATCTATTGATTGATCTATCGATGTCTTTAGGCGAAACAAAACCGGCTTTATTCTTTTGAATAATGCTCCGGATAAAGTCGTGCGCATCTTTAATTGATACTGCCATTGATTTTTATTTTAAATTAAATCAAAGTTATGAAATTTTATCTATAAAAGACAATGCCCTAGCTCAAAGAACTAAGGCATTAGTATTCATTTATTCATCAATAAAACGTACTCGCTATTTTCTCATCTTAGACACAATTTCTGATAACGCGTCTATTACATTAGTTTCTAAGTGCAGCTTTGATTCAACGGGGATTTCTGCAATGCCGTCCAATATATCTAATAACGTTTTTACTTTAGAATCCTGTATCCCAAGAAATTTAATATGCTCCATATCATCTTGATTGATAGAATCTGGAGGAATCATAAATTGAATCATATCTTTGTGTTTGGTTGAGTAAAGATACCTATAAATTTATCTTAGTCCCAATCATCCCTAAATAACTTTGCGGAATAATGGGGTTGGTATTAAAGCCTGTTTTTAAAGCAAAGTTAAACCTAAAGCGTTTGGTTAGAGCTATATCAAAAGACGCCCCTGTTAAAAAGCCAATGTCATTAGATGTAATAAACTTCTGCTGAGCCGTTAAGTATCCTGTAGAACTACCAGACAAGTAAACGTCTGGAGATATTGTTAGCCTTTTATTGACTTTAACGGGTATAGTGTAGAACAGCATTATGTTATTGCTGATATTAAGACCCACATCTGCTCCAGCAACACTAAGTGTATAGTTGGCTCCTGAGACACCGTATTTTCCTAAAGGTTGTATATGCGCTGCCGTAACAAATCCGAGCGTTGTACCCCCTAAGTAGACACCTGTGATACCAAAGTTTGATATAGACTGTAGCTTACCTTCAGACAGATTCATCATTGTATATCTGCCTGACAACGCAAACTGGTCAAAGCTAGACCATATCATAGAAGATATACCCCACGAAGAGTTGCCCATTAGTGAACTTTGACTCA